GGAAAACGTTAACAGCAGTCAGGCTCATGGCAATGGGCTTGTGGTTACTGCACCAGTAGGTGAGGTAACATTTTTGGAGAAATCCGGTCACAGATCTGTTTCAAGCAGAACCACGGCCACTACAGATGATTCCGAGACACAGATGGGTGAAGTCACATACGTACAGCATGATGATTCCATCCTAGGTACTGCGTCTACGGACCCTAATGTAGCAGGTCGTGTGGAGCTTGGAAGAGAGAACTGGCTCGATGCACTCCGTCGTTCAATTGGGAATTGGCTATCCCCACTTGCTCGTAAATCTGATTTACTCTCAGGTAGTAATCCTACACATGTCAAGGATGAGAGTGAATTTTGTTGGTTTGGCAATTGTGGCATGAGATCATTAGGTGATTGTATCAAACCAGAAGGGAACGCAGAAGGTGCTGCTGTTCTCTTGGCAGTCTTAGATGGCGATCTACAGGCTGCAACTCCCCAAGGTGAGATTGGGGGGGCCTCCGCGGGTGAAGGAGGTTCTAGCGCCTGTGTTTTAGGAGGGATCTCTTCACAAGGATATGTGAGAGTTGACCCCAGTGGAAAACATCTTCGTAATATGAAAACGAAGCAACGTACGGCAATTCCAGTGTACGCAGGTGAAGTCGTTGCAGAAGCTCGCTTCTCTCTTGGACTATTAGCAGAGACCCCTGAGAATGAGATGCTCGTAAGAGCTTTCGTTGTTAGAGAGATCTCAAAGCAATGTTTGAGTGGAGTACTCCCTAAGGATCTGAGAGCCAGAGATCGCGCCATAATAGCACAATATGCTAGTGGGATGTTTTTCATCCCCACACAGGCGGAGTTAGAGTTTTATGAATTGTTTAAGACGAAATCAATTCAGCAGCGCAAGAAGGGCTTGAGGAAGCTGTTACCTCGGCCCGCTCCTCAATCTTGAGGAGGCTTCGATTTATTATCCGGGACTACGAGTCGCACTAAAGTTCTTCCTGAACAATTAGAACAAATAAACGTAAAGAGTGACGACCGTAATCGTGAGCGATTCCGGGTAACTAAATTGAGGCAGACGAAGTCGCCCAGACCTCGCGCGTACGCGCGCTTAGATGGAGGTAAGGGTGCAAAATGGGATATTCCCAACAATGATTTAGAATCTGTTGTACATGCAGGAGCCGAACGTATATTCTTTACGAAGGATCCTAAAGCTGGTGGATTCCGCAGGGCACCAAGACCCGAGGACAACCCTGATATAGAGGGAGTCGGTAAGGAACGAACCAGAAATGCTCGCGCATTTGTACAAACCAACACATCCAAATTTATGCAGCAGCTTAAGAGTGGCTATAAAGATTATGGCTTGTTTCCCGTAGAGACATCCGACGCGTTCGTAGAACACTATACCGGGAGCAAACGTAAAATTTATGCCGCTGCAGCAGAATCTCTTCGCAACTGTAAATTGTCGAAGAAGGATGGACGGGTGAAAATGTTTACGAAGGATGAATATCGTAAACCCGGGGGTGCTCCTAGAGCAATCCAACCCCGGTCGCCAAGATTCAACGTCGAGTTGGGTAGGTATATCAAGGGTATGGAACACCCGATCTTTGAGCAAATTGATCTAACCTTTGATCCATCAGGAACTCATCGCACAGTAGCAAAAGGCATGAACCAGCTAGAGAGAGGAAATTGTATTAAGAATATGTGGGATCGATTCAAGAATCCAGTGGCGGTTGGGCTAGACGCAAGTCGGTTTGACCAACACATTAACAAGCACTTATTGGAACTTGAACACTCGGTTTATCTCGCTTGGTCCCAAGGTAAAGGGGAGCATATAAGCGACTTACAATACCTCCTCAAACAGCAACTCATTAATGAAGGCGCAGCATTCACAAAAGACGGTAAATTTGAATACACCGTTGATGGTTGTAGAATGTCCGGCGACATGAACACTTCATTAGGGAATGTCATCATCATGTGCTGTCTAATGTACTCTTACTTTGATAGTAAAGGGTTGAAGGACCGCATTGCATTACTGAATGATGGAGATGATTGTGTTATCATCATGGATCACAAGGATCTAGCACACTTTAGGGAAGGGCTAGAGGACTGGTTTTTGAAAATGGGCATCACTATGGAATACGACGGTATATACACTCAATTAGAGGATATTGAGTTCTGTCAATGTAGACCAGTTAAAGTCAGGGGCGGTTACATGTTAACACCTCGACCTACTAAGAGGTTATACTCTGACTTGATGACCACCAAGCCGATTTGGGCTTCACAGAAAGTGTGGAGAAAGCAGGTAGGGGCTATTGCCGGTTGTGGCATCGCCTCGAGTTCTGGGTTACCAATATACCAGAACTTCTATCGATGGCTCGGTAGATCTGCGCCCGCTTGGATACCAGAAGAAGGTGATTTTTATTACAAATTTCGTGATAGTTTGGCTAAAGGAATGGAAAAGAGATTCCAGGAGCCAGACATCGAGACGCGAATTAGTTATTACTTTGCCTTCGGAATATTACCGGAAGACCAGAAATTACTAGAAAGGTACTACAGTGGTAGACAGCCTTTAAGTCCTTACAGAAGATCCAACTACGATCCAGGAGTGTTGACCCTGGATCCCATTCAAAGATTAGCACCACCAGAAATGAAAGAGTTTTAGAAACTTTTCAGATCGGGTAGACCTACAACACCGCATATCCTGGCGAGGAGAGAATACGCAAGACTGTAACCCGCAGAACAAATGGGAGAGGCAACCAGCTAAAGACTTCTGGAGAGATACCAGGAGCTAGTAATCTAAACTGATTGACCGCGCTTTGATTACGGCTCGGAATGGACAATGTACGCTTAGTCCATGATACGAGAACGCTTAGCACGGAATTGGAGGGGGCCTTTTAAGGCCAGGAATGGTGGTGACAAGTACCTCCAGATAAATAACGGTTTGATCCACTGCGTAATGCAGCCTGCACGTTTGATCCAACGGCAGGACCAAGTTAACGGATTACTAATCAAAACACAAGGGCGGGTAGAGGCCGCCAAAACAACTCTAAACAACAACGAAATCGGGGTCCCACCTATTCTATGGGCCCTGATGGCGCGATGCGAGTAAAGCATCGAGAATATCTATCAAACATTAGTAAAGTGTTAGATACCCTAACTGGCCAACCCACAATCATGGCAAAAGCAATTAATCCAGGTGATAGTGCTACATTTCCATGGTTGAGTCAGGTTGCAGGACGATTCGAGAAGTACAAGTTACATTCTCTGTCGTTTGGGTATCAAAATTTCTGTTCCAGATTTAATACTGGAACTGTTTGTTTAATGATTGATTACGACCCTTCCGACCCTTCACCTACGGGTAAGAGTCAATTGCTCAATTCCTATGGAGCCAAGAGATCAGCTGTTTATAACAATCTCTCTTGTCCAATGGATACAAGCAAGATCCGGAAGGATTTGATCATTAGGCAGACTGACAGAGGTACTTTTACTGGTGGGGATTTGAAGTTACACGACGCTGGAACGTTATACTACCTACTGAGTGATTCAGACGTCCAAGGGGACGCAGGTGAATTGTGGGTAGAATACGATGTCACCCTGAGCATTCCAGCATTTAGAGACACCCAACCTCAATTTCTTAGAGTGACAGACCCAGGACAAACAGTGTCCCAAGCTTCTAATGTGGCTTGGAATCACGTCTTGGGCGAAGGCACCAATGGACGAACCCATGAGCACCCATCCACGAGTTTAGCTTATACTACTCGAGAGGCGGTTAGCAAAGCGGGTTACGCAGGTAAAGGCGGATCTGAAATTATATTTAACGAGCCATTTGCAGGGCAGATGACCGTTAGATTGAGCGACACGGACGATGTGTATGCTCCTTCAATCGTAGCTTCAAATGATGACACAGAATTTTCACCTTGGAAGACTTTTGGCAAAATTGCAAACATAACTTCTCATGTAGTTCAAGCTCTTACCGGAGCAGAAACAGAAGGAACTTATGCTGTATTTGATTGCGTTGCAAAAGCAGGTGAATCATTCATTGTAGAGACTCTCGCAGGCGCAGCGAATTGGGCAGGAGACGTCATGTTCGAACTATTACCTATGATAGAAGAAGCAGCTCCATTATTGTTACTAGCAGCTAGAGATGCTAAAGCTGAGAAAGCGCGAGCCTTGGGTTTGGCGCCACGCTCAGCAAGCATTGAACAGTTCAAGGAAGCATATGAGGCATGGGCTATTTCTACTAGAGGCCACACTGTGGATGGTTTGATTGACTGTCAAGTATCGGTACACTCCGCGGCTTTGATGCAAAGACGGAGTTTACCCAAATCGGCTTAACTGACACAACAGGATAAAAGGGGCAGTACTGGCCCCCCGTACCGGGAAACGAGTAATAACATACTGGACAATATAGAATTGTCTGATGGTCCGGGGAACCATCGAATAGGAAAAGGCCCCAACTTCACGTGAACCAAGAGATGTCCGGCATGACACACTAAGACTTGGAACACTCGCTGGAATTCAGATTTTCCCAGCATGATGACGAACGATGACAGCCTACGCTACGACATTGACAGGAACTCTCAACCCCTGGCAACTATCGGCATGACGGGCTCCGAACTAGCTTAAGGATGTGCAGTAGCCATCCGACGCAGGCATTCTTCACGATTATGTACCGCACAGCACGCTCCGCAAGGAGGTGACAGCAACCACGACACTCTGTCCTATGCTACCACGAGGTAGGGGAGTGAAACGCGTTTGTGTAGGCCATCCGGTTGAAAAGCTGCAGACAGGTTACGACGGTAAACCCGGTGAACCCATAGGTCAACTAACCCAGTTGTCTTTGGACTAGCAACATTGTTCCTAACCACTACGTAACGAAGAAGGAAAGGAAAGAAATTGAAGAAACAACCCAAGAGACCATATCCCGTCTCACTAGCTTTTACAGAGCAGTATCAGTGTAAGTCTGAGAATCGTTATTTATTCCCTTATAACGTTTAAATGGTAACCTCGGGGGAGG